GGCTCAGTTTGCGGAAAAGATAGGAAGCTCTAAATATGAAAACTTTGATGCTATCTCAAATCTGGCTAAAGAAGTTATTTTGGCCGATAGTTCAAAGACGTATCAGAAATTAATCGACGAGTCGTTTCTTAACGACGATGTTGATGAAAATATGTTAGTCGAGCGCGTTGTTAGCATTGCTCGAATGAGTCCAAAATTTAATGACGTTGTCAATAAGGTTAAACCTGAAGACAAAGAAAAAGCAAATCGAGTAATTGAGAACTCGAAGAAGAAGACAAGTAGTGCGTCGGTATCAGGCGCAAGCGGGAAAAGAATTATTAGTGAAAGCGAACTCACCGTTGAGCAAGCTACTAAATTATCCACTGAACAGTGGAATAGGTTAAAACCAACAACTAGAGAACGAATATTAAAGGGTTCAAACCCATAATCTAAGGAGATAAATATGTCGCTTACAGTAAGTACTAGCGGGAATAGAATGCAGCTTTGGAGCAAAGAGCTGTTTAAAGATGTAATTGATGGTATGTACTTTACTCAAAATGGTTTGATGGGTAAAGACGATAATAATATTGTCCAGGTATTTGATGGTTTAAAGAAATCACCTGGCGATAGAATCACAGTTCCTTTAACGGCTAAGTTATCCGGTAGCGGTATCGTCGGAGATGCTGAGTTGGAAGGGAACGAAGAAGCTATTTCAGCTTATTCAGAAGCAATCGCTATTGACCAAATTCGTAATGCTGTTCGTTTAACTGGTCGATATGATATGCAAATTAACTCTTATGATATGTACAAAGATGCTAAAGACAAGTTATCCATCTGGGCGCAAGAGTTTCTTGAAAGACAAATCTTTATGAAATTGGGCGGGGTTTCTGCTTTAACTTTGACTGATACGACAGGTGCTGTTTATTCAGCTCGTGCTACTTGGTCAAATACAGCAGATGCTATTCCAACAGCAACAGAAGCTGGAAACACAGGTATTGATTACACATACCGATATGTCAACGCTGACGCTGCTGCTGGTCTTGATGGTATTGCCGCAACCGATGTTCTGACAACTGCTATAATTTCTAAAGCAAAGTTAGTTGCTCGGTTATCTACTCCATCAGTACGACCTCTTCGTGTTAAAGGTAAAGATTACTATGTTATGTTTATTCATCCTAAACAAGCATGGGATTTAAAGAATGCTTCCTCATCTATTTGGGCGCAAGCACAGCGTGAAGCTCAAGTTCGTGGAGATGATAACCCAATCTTTACAGGTGCATTAGGTATCTGGGACGGGGTTATTCTTTTCGAACATGAGTATGTTCCTCAATTAACTGGAGATGGTTCATCTGTTGTATTTTCTACTGGAAATACAACTTATGCTCCAAGCACTGTTCCTGTTTATCGTTCAATTCTTTGTGGACGACAAGCAGCGGCAGCAGCATTCACAACCGATTCATTTAACATGGTTGAAGAAACTTTTGACTATGGCAACAAAAAAGGTTGTGCAACTGGTATTATCGGTGGTGTTCAGAAAGTTATGTTCAACTCTAAGAATTATGGAGTTGTTACCGTCGATACATCAGCAACTTAAAACTAATTAAATGATATGGCGGTTAATTCCGCCATATCATAAAGAAAGGAATATAAAGATGGCCGCACATACAGCAGAAACAAAGTATGGAACTGAATTTGCGGGAGGAAACATGGTAATCTCCTGTAAAGTAGACGGTGGTACTCAGACCGGAACAATTCAGTTTACAAATTTAACAACTCTTCGCGGAGTTAGTGTTCAATTGGCAGAAGCTCCAACAGCTCAGGCTGCTTTAATTATGGCAACAGTTGAATCAAATATTGTTACTGTACGCGAATATACAGCGCAAGGAACGCTTAACACCCAGACGGCTTTAGATTATTATCTAACTGTCGTTGGCGAGTATTAATTTATTTTTTATTGGAGAGGGTAGGCAACTTCCCTCTCCAAAAACCATTGCTTTTAAAGCAAAGTATTTAGGAGGTTCAATTGAAAGAATTATTAATCGGCTGTGGAAGCCGAATTGTTAAAGATTTAAGTCTCGATGGATGTCACGAATTTAAGAATGTAGTAAGGTTGGATATTAATAAAGATCACAACCCGGATGTTGTTCATGATTTAACTGTTCATCCGTTACCGTTCTCTGACAACGAATTTGATGAAATACACGCTTATGAAGTTCTTGAGCATTTGGCTTATCAGGGAGATTATAAATTCTTTTTCTCTGAATTTAGTGAATACGCGAGAATTTTAAAACCTGGAGGAAGGTTTTTTGGTTCCGTTCCAGCAATGGGTAGTCATTGGGTATGGGGAGATCCTTCTCACAAAAGAGTCATACAGCCTCAAAGTTTTGTCTTTTTATCTCAAGACGAATATAAAAATCAGGTAGGGAATACGCCAATGTCTGATTTTAGATATTTGTATAAAGCTGATTTTAAGCTTATTGCTTCTAAGACAACCGAGCATAGATACTTTTTTGTTTTGGAGGTGACTAAATAATGAAAATAAGCGTATTATTACCAATCCATAAAATGATGGATGCTGCATGTGTTCAGTCTCTTGTTTCAATGCAGTCAGATTTACATTTAGCAGGGCATGAAGTCATGTTCATTTTTGCTAATGGATTTAATGCAGCGCGAGCGAGGCAGGGGCTTACAAGAACATTTGCCGAGACAACAAGATTTAAAGCTGATTATGTTCTTTGGTTGGATAGTGACCATTTGTATTATAAAGAAAACTTTGATAAGCTAGTCGAATCATTAGAGGAGAATAATCTTCAAATGTTATCAGCATCTTACAAAATGAGGGGAACTGAAGAAACTTGTCATGGTATTAATGAAGATGGGAAGTTTAAACATTTTCATTATAAAGACTTAAATGAACTTCCCGACGGAACATTGGTTGAAGCGAGTGTCCTTGGGTTTGGTTTCTTAGTTATGAAAGCTCAGTTTCTTAGGGATATGTGGG